CGTCAGTTAAATTTCCTCTCTTATCAATCATTCCTTTAGACAAATCTTTGAGTTGACCGATCTGTGTTCCGAATTCTTTGTCTAGTTCAGCAAGTCCTTTTAATTGTGATCTATAATCTTTATTAAATTTATTCCTTGTTAATTTAGCAACGCTCTCTACTGGCTTGCTCTTACCAACCTGTCTTTCAAATTTAGAAAGGTTAGTCAAATCAGTTCTGAAATTTAAAAATTCGTTAGGCGTTATCTTGCCCTTTTCAAATACTGGTTTCCATAAATCATATAAATGCTGAACAGCACGAACATCGGCAGAGTCACGCAATAGTGACGAACCTTTTGCTTGAAATTTACCTCTAGCGTAATTTATATCATCTATTCCATATTTAAGATCAAGCTTAGTAGCATTTTCAATAGTAGATTCCAACCAACTTTTTGAGACCTTAATCGGTACAGCGCTCTTTCTGATCGGCGCATAAGCGGCACCAGTTTCGGCCAACGATTCTGCTCTCTTAGTCAAAGACGACTGTACTTCTTTACCAAGTGAAGCTCTGTCTATTTTCGCCCTTGATGCTTTAGTAAACGCTTCAGGGGTTTTTGTTATCTGGCCTATAGTCTCTGGGCTTAATCCAGTAGCTTGCCCGACAGCGAATTTAGTTGCTCCGCCAGCAGACCCTTTAGCCTTACCAATTAATGTAGAAACTGGCTTAGTTACTACTTGAGCGGTCTTACTGATCGCAGCATCAAATTTTGGCCCTATACCAGCTTTTTCGGCTCCATACTTACCAGCCATCAAATATGGTGCTATCTGGCCTACAGGGTCGCTTACAATCGCTCTATGGGCCTGTTGAAGTCCAGTGTCTATCTGTTCTTCATCGCCTTTTATATATCCTCCGACAGCCTTTACAGCTCCTCTTGTTGATTCTGGCACTAATTCATAAGCGGCACCGGGAATTGCGCTAGTGAAAGCTTTAGCTGCTTCACCATATCCACCAGCTTCACCAGCCAGTCCCTTAAATCCGCCTATTACCTCTTTTATATTTTTGTATGTACTTATTGGATTTACAAGATCAATCGCACCTTTAACAAAATTCCACGCAGACTTCGGAACGTTCGCAACTGTTTTCGCTCCCTCAGCCGCTAAACTAGGATTAACTGTATTCGGAGCAAAGGTTGGATTGTATCTTTCAGTCGCTGCAATATCTTCTTGTTGTCTAGTAGACATAACAGGTTCTTGCGGAGCTTGTGGCGCTTGAAGTGCTTGAGTCTTTTGTTGATAAATTGCTGAAACGTCTTGAACGTATTTTGGAGTGTCATAAGCAACGCCATATTTATTTACACCCTTATGATTATTTTTATATGCGTTTTCGTTTCCACTATTCCACTTTGATGCAATCTGTGCCGGATTAAGGCCTTTGTCTTTCCATTCTTTAATCTGGCCATAAGCCACTCTGTTTTGATTTTCTACTGACATTTCTGCATTAGAATTACCTAAATGTTTACCAGCCCAAGATTTCCAAGTTGCTGGCAAAAATTGATAACCACCACTTTCACCTGATTCACCTGAAGCTTTATAATTTCCATTACTCTCTTTTTGTAGGATAGCAGAAGCAAGCGCCTTAATCTTTGGATCAAGAGCTTGGTTTTGATTGTTGTTTACTCCTAGAGTTGAAGGCATGTATTTACCATTCTTCGGCGTAACCTCCACCACCTGATGCGTTAGCACCTTCTGGTAGAGCTTCTTGATTTAAAATATCTATAAGATTATTAAAGTGTAGCTTAATTTCTTCTAGATTTTTATTCAACTGTTCTTTACTTTGGCCTTGATCTAGAGAACCAAGAGTTGCCTGTAAGAGTCTATTTTCCATTTCAGATACTTGACCTAATGCGCCACCAGTAGGTGAAGCGTTACGCATAGCTTGTAATGCGGAAAAACCTACATTAGCTTTTACTGTATCAATTAATCTACCTAAATCATAAGCATCTGTTCCCGGTACCTTAGACATTGCCATTCCTGATATTCCTGTAGTTAAACCATTAACCATTGGTGATATTCTATCTATATATTCCATAACTACACCAGCTTGACTTATAGCGTCTTGTGATCCTTTCTTTAATCCACCCAATTTTGCCATTTGCTTAACTACATCAGTTCTAATGTCAGACGGTACTTCAGAAAGTTTTGCTCCGCCAGATTTAATTAATCCTGACCAATAGGAAGCATCGTTGCTAGCTTGTTCTGACTTACCTCCTGCGCCGTTAGCTGCAATTAGATTTCCACTAGCATCATATCTAGCTTGATCTTTTCCTAATGTAAAAGGTTCTTCTGTACCTTTAGCTTGAGCTGTTTTAAATTCACCAGTAGTCGGATCATAGAATGATGAACCAGATATTGGTTTTTTAGATTCACGTTCAGCGGTTAATTTATCAGCTTCTAGTCCTAGTTTAAATTTACTAGCATCTAGTGATGCGATACGTTTTGCCTGTAATAAAGCTGCCTTAGCAGACAATGGTTGCTGTAAAGCTAAACCTCGTCTTTCAATAGATGCTTGTCTTCCAGTAATAAAATCTAGAGGTATAGGCCGATCGGCTTCCCCTGTTATTCCAGCGGTCATTGATGCATTTAAGGCATTTATTTTTTCTTGATTCGCTATTTCCTCTGGTGATAATTGTAAATTTTGTTCTACACTACTAGCGGCTGATTCATATTCTGGGCTAGTAAAACCGCTAACATCAGGAACTGCTGCTGGTGCTGGTGGTGGAACGGTTGCTGCGGTTACTGCTGGCGGTGTAGGAGAGGTCATTCCGCCAGTTGCTGGATTAATTGTTGGAGCTGCCGGAGCTACTGGCGCAGCTGGTGATATCAGTGCAGTCGGAGCTACAGGTGACGGTGCTTGAGGAGCAGTCGATGTTCCTCCTCCTAAACTAACCATTTCTCCCGGTTTTATTAAATTAGGATTAGCTCTATATTGAGGATTTAAATCAATTAGTTGTTGTAATGAAATGTTATTTTTTGATGCTATAGCTGAAAGAGTATCGCCACTTGCAACAGTATGACTACCACCACCGCCACTAGGAGCAGCTAATGGAGCGATACTAGGTGTGGCTGGACTTGAAGCATTTGAAAAACTAGGAGATTGCTGATTCGGAGCAGCCATTGATTGGTTTGGTGCGTTTGTCTGGGGTACTGCTGGCGTATTGGACCCAAACAACCTACCAATTGATTGTATTGGATGTCTGATAGTACTGAATAAATTAGAATAATAATTTTGAGTTTCTTGTAATCCCATATTTTTAAAGCATTACTGTTAAGTTTGGATTTATAATTTTATTACCTAGGCCGTCATCTAAAACCATGCTTGTGTTAGGTGATGACCAATTTTTAACAAGATCAGCTATTCTTCCAGTCGGTAGCCCTCCGCCTTCACCAAAATTTCCATGATTAGCTAAAAATGTTACTCCACGAGCATCAGCTTCTTTTTCCCAATATCTACCAGTGGATTCTATCCAAGGTAAATTATGATAAGCTTCTGGTAATAACGGCATTTGACCAATGTTATATGCTGCTGTCGCAGTAGCTATTGAAGTTCCTCCGTATGCTCTGACAAGTGTTAAATGAGTAGTATCTGCAACCTCTGATATTTCGTACCATAAACCATCACCAGTCTTAGCGGTGTCACTATAAGTAATTCTAATCCAACGACCAACCATTTGTGAAGTCCATGAAGTACCGGTACCAACTACCGCAGTTGAACCTTTAGTAGCAGTTGTTATTGTTCCAGTAGTATAATCGGCTACGCTTAAATCAATTACTCTTGTTTTTTGTGTTACGTTTATAGTATTTCCAGCACTCGCAGGAATTGGCCATAAATATAACTGGCCACTAAATACGAAATACCACTCTGGTATGTCTGATGTATATGAACTTGAATTTAAAAAATCCCAATGCGCACGATCTGGTGACATTTTAGGAACGCATGTTTGATCATCTATTTCTACTGATATTTCTCTAACCTGATCACAGTCATAAGGTAATGGATAATTTTGAGTTGATGCAATAGTTGTGAGCGTTCTAAGTCGCTCTAAAAAAGGCCAATCCTTAACTGCACAAATAGACCTATAGTCGTCATTTGCTATTTGATCACCTAATAAAAGGTTAGCCGCTGATGTATTTTTTGATAGTACTCCGTAAAGATTACGGCCGATTGTATAGCTTTTCATAGTTTTATTTTATCACATTAACCTATTCTAAACAAAGATAAGTTGGCATGTTCTACTAATATATCAGTAGCTAGAGTGTAATTTTTAACAGCTAAACTTATTTCATCTTTAGCTGTCAAATTAAGTATAGCACATCCAGCTATGTTTATAGACTTATCTACTGCTACTGTGGTTCCATTTTCATGCGGATTTTCAAGTACTATTCCTCCTTTAGCTATAGTTAATCCAAGAACTTGATCAGCAGTACCAGTCTGTAACGATGAGCTAAAAATTATTTGATAGACACCTGTTTGAGCTACCATTATATTATGACTTCCAACAAATAAAGCGCCAAAGATTAATTCATTAGAAAAATTACTGTCAATTTCATACCAAGTATCTGCTGTTCCAACTGTTATTGTAGTGTCAGTATTGTTATAAATATAACTATAAGCATTCAAGTCAAGATCATTAATATCAACTTTAGTCGAATCAATACCATTATGTTGATGATCTTGTAGTTGAGGTTGCTGTTCAGACTTTTCTAGTCTATCGTTAAGACTATTTATTTGTAATTGTAAATCTTGCTCGATCATGGGAATAATCTTATTTCTACTAGCTCCATATCTATAGAGCCTATATTGCTGTCATTCATTTCAACTTGGATTTGAATATCATCTAAATTTATTAATCCTATTTCTTCGCTATTAAATATATAAGTTGCTCCGTCAGCAGTAAAAGAGTCTATAGTCGTAAATCCATCAGAAAGTCCTGATCTGTATCCTACACGTAAATTACCACCGGCTGCTGGTCTAGCCATAACTACTTCCATTCTAGAATATGAAGCTTTGCCTAGCTTAGTAGCTACTTTATATAATGGTGAATTTATCACCGTTTCAAAGCTAGTGTAAAGTAATGCGCCATATAAACTGGAATTAAAGCTGTCCATTCCACCGTCATATCCCATGTAATAAAATTCATTTTTAGCCCAGAGTCCTATTACATTGTCACTACCAGACGAAGGTATACCGTCTATTGTCATCGCACCAGATTCGCTGATCTTCCATACGCCAGAGTTACCAGTAGTCAACACTTCAACTCCAATTAATAATGATCCATTAACTGCATCTATTCCACCCCATTTTATAGGATTAGACTGAATAGCACTTGCGCTATTAGTTAAATAATTAGGAAGCTTCTTAAAAAATTTAACATAAGTTCCCTGAGTAGTATAGATGTTTCCCCACGTTCCAGCTAAAATATAAACTACTCCACCGACATTTTTCATCCTTTTTATACTATATTCAGGAACCATTAACGGAAGATTAAATGAATCGCTTACTCTGTCCCAAGGGTAAATTTTATTAAAAGTATTACCACCAATTAATAAATTAATTCCCTTCTCTTCTAAACATTGAGCCTGTTCATTTGGTGGTAGATCAAGAGCCTGATTAGTATAAGTATAGGTAGCAGCATTAGCTGGATCAAATGTTTGACCTACCTTTTCTATAATACTACCAACATATCGTTTATCACAAAAATAGATCGCTTCGTCTTGAGCGTTTATAGCAGCATGAGTAGAGGCATCACCAACACCAGCGTTCATTGATTGCCATGCGTTTGACCATGCAAGAGCTTCAATGGCGGTACCTCCGTATATATCTATTACGTCAATTACATTATTTCTAAATGCTAATAAGTATGTGCTAGCTGTGCTTGAAAATGGACTGATAGCTATTCCGTTACCGCCAGCGTTAGTTACAGAAGCAGCGCCAGTGTCTATAGCTGAATTATGAAGTAAATAAGCCTTAGTTCCATCTAAAAACCAAACACGACCGTTCGATCCTTGCATAAAGACTTTACTTGTTCGTGGCTCTTCTATTATCCAATTAATAGTTCCAATAGCTACTTGATGCATTGTGTGAACACCAGTGCCAGCATCAGTTATATCTATAATAGTACCGGCTGCTGTTCCTATAGAATTTTTATAACTTGTTGTAACATTAAAAGTTTTATCGCTGATTTTATAAAGATAGTAAATAGTGTTTATTGCAAGGCCAGCCGGTAGAGTGTTTGTAGTAGTAAAATAAACAGCTGCTCCTGAAAAGTTTTGATCATTAGATTCAACATCAGCAACACAAGTACATAGGTCTGTTGCAGCAGCAGCGGTAAACACTTGCTCTACTATACTATGAAAAGATGGGCCGGGCTTCTTGTTAACACAAACTGCTCCGGGAAAACTATCTAAATCGGCATTGCGAAACAAACCAAATCCCTTGTGAGGCGAATCAGCCACACCTTGATCCCAGTCTTTGATTATTAATGGTTCTTGTTGACTACTCATTGTTTTTTATTAAGTAAATTTAACATTTTAGTATTAACTTCATTTGCCATTTTCATTTCACCCTCTAGTCCAGTAATAGCGACTAAATGTTTACCTTGCATTTCCCTATCAAGTGTCCTTTGATGATTAATAGTATCTACAAAACTAACAGTATTTTTTTGGTTCTGTTCTACAAGTCTTTCAAGATAACAAGATTTTTCATTTGCTGATTTTATAAAATAGGTAATAACTTGTTTTAGTAACCATCCCAATAACCCAGTCACAGTGACTAAAATCGCAATAAATTGTATTGTTTGTTCGTTCATTTTGCTAGTTTTATTTTTGTCTTGATAAAAATTTTTATGTTCTATTTTCAATTTTACTACCAACCCCGACTCTAAGATATAATAAACCAGATAAATCGTCATTAATTGTTAAAGTCATTTTATCAGCATTTTCTGCTTTAAGTATTACTTCTTCATTAAATTGAACATTTACTGCCAACCAAGTTGTAGGTTCATTTCCGCCAGTTCCACCTTGTTCTGCTCCCATATTATATCTTTTCTAAAACTTCTTTTAATAAATTTTCTTTAATTTTTATTGATTCTTCTAGTTTATTTAATCGCTGTTCTTTCTTTACTACAATACCTTCCCTAACGTTTAATCCTGACTCTAATTCCTTTATATCTCTTTTATGTTCGTCTAATTCTAAAGTTCTCTTTTTATTAATTTCTACTAATTCAGCGGTTTCTTTGACGACTGCCTCTAGCCTGATATTTTTATCTTTCAATAAAATACTGCTGGATTTATAATCTTCGTCAATTTTATCAAGCTTATATTGGTATTCTTCAATTTCAACTCCCAATTCTTCTTTTTGTTTTATAAGAGAGCGAATTTCATCCTGTTCTTTTGCTTTAGCTTCTTTTAAAACCAAAGTTTCTTGCTCTGTTATAGCAAGTCTTTGTTCTGCTTTTGTAATTTTATTCTGTAATTCTTCAGGAAGTTTTACATCTTCCATTGGTTGATTATTTCCCATATTTTTATACTATTTCGGTTACAACTACTTTTGGAGTTGTACCATCCATTGATATTATCCCTTGATAAACTACTCCACCCTCTCCTTGATAAAATGAACCGCCTAATCCGTCACTATCTCCGGTTCCTTTCTTCAATACAAAATGAAATACTGTGCTTGAAGCGCCGGTACCCATTTTAATAAATACTGGATTTGTACCAACATTTTGGATCATCCAATACCTTCTTTCTTTGGCAGTTAAAACATCTCCGGCTGTTGTTACTATCGCCGGTGTATTGACGTTATCTGCTGCTATTACTCTTGGCATAAATTTATTTTTTAATTATATTCTATTATTATAAAGTGCTAAAGACTCAGCAGTTGTTAATTTCCTATTATACATTCTAACACTAGAAATCCAACCATCAACTGTGAAATTGTTACCACTTCCATTACCAATATATAGATTAGCAGCAACATCAGTATCTCTAGTGCCAGTCGGAGTTGAATTTGTATTTACAGCATATATTACTCCGTTAACACGAATAGTTGGATCATTACCAACTGCATCTGCATCATACGATACCTCAACTAAAGCTGCCTCACCTAAAGTAACTGCTAAAGCAGTAGTATCCCATTCACCATCAGTACCACTAAAGGCTACATTGAACCTTAACTTAACCTGACCACTAGCTTCAGATATAGTATTTAAACGCCAGAAATTCTGTTTATTGAATAAGTATGAACTATTATTTTCACCATCACTATCAATGTTAATCCACATAGCAATTGCTCCACCAGTATCCCAAATGTCAGTAATAGCAGCATCAGCAGTAACCAATCCCCAACCACCGCCTGAACCATTTAAAATTATAGCGTTTCCAACTTGCCCTTGACCCCATGTGGCAGTTGTTAGCACTAAATCATTCTTATTAAATGTGCTATCAGCAGCAGTTCCAGTTCCTTCATTTAATTTCCAGTGAGCTACTAAATCTTCATCAGATGGTAATTCGGATATATCAGAACTACCATATAGAGTATCAAAATATGTTTTAAGAAATGCTTTAGAATTTGTCCAAGTTATTTTTTTAAGCACACCAGCGGCAGTTAATGAAGTGGCTATGAAGTCTGAATCGTTTGGAGTTGCATCATCAGCACCACCGATTAAAGCTCCTATTTTAACAGCAGTTTCATCACCAGTGTTAGCTCCTGCGACTGAAGAAGCGCCAGCTCCTAAAGTTAATACAGAGCTATTTGCGCCAGCTCCTTTAAGACCAACGCTACCAGTATCTACTACTAACGCAGTCGTAAGAGTGGCATTAGTTACTGTGTCTGCGTTACCTGCGGTGGCTGCTTTACCTGAAGTGTCTTGATTACCAGCAGCGTTTACACCAGGAAGATTTATATTAGCACTACCATCAAATGATACACCACCTATAGTCCTCGCTGTTTTTAAAGTCTCAGCAGTAGTTGCTTCACCAGAAGTACAGACTGTGTTATCGCCAGTATTATTACCAGAATGAGACCCACCACCTAATGTTGTGCTTTCGGTGACTGTTATTGTTTTTCCGGCTGTTATTATTAAACCATGTACTCCTGTGATTACCGCAGCATGAGTAGCTATCGATCCGGCTACTTCGTAAGCTGCAGATAAATCAGGAACATCAGCAGCTAAAATAGCTGCCCATGCTGGTACAGCTGAAATAGCTCCATCGCCAGTTTGTGTTAAAAATTTCTTTGCAGTTGTTGCGTTTCCAGCTAGTCTGGCCCATTTAGGAGTTGCGTTACCATGAACTATATCGCCAAGCACTGGACTTGCTGCAGTAGTGTCTGTATGAGTTGCTGATAAAAAATCATGCGCAGTTGAAGCATCAGAAACCAATACTCGATGAGTAGTTGGATCAACATAGATAGTTACCGGAGTAACACCATCAGCGTTTGATACTCCAATTAATGTTGGAACTCGATTATCGTCTCTTTTTGCGTTATCTGTCATATTGTTATTATGTTGTTTTTATCAAAAGTTTATTACTAACTGAGTCTATATAAATAGCTACAGGAGTTAATCCATCTGCACTAGAAACGCCAAGCAGTGTAGTCACTCTGTTATTATCTCTAGTTGCGTTATCACCAGATTTATCACTACCAGTCACTCCATCATCAGTATCTATAGCATGAGTAGTCGGGTCCAACCTAACGTTTAATGGAGTCTCACCATCAGCGTTTGATGTTCCTAGCATTGTTGAGACACGATTGCTGTCTTTTCTTGCATCCGTCATAATTCAATACCTAAATGTTTTTTAGCTTTTTCTAGCGCTTCGTAATTACTAATTAACCTACGCTCCCTAATATACAAATCTTCTTCCCTTTTATTTTGTGACACTCGACGGCCAGCAATAGCTTCCTCAGTAACTCGTACTGTTTCAATGTCCTTGTCAATTTTATTTCTTCTATCATCGAGCAGAATTACTGCCTTGTAGTATTCAGTCCATTTAGTCAAAATTGATTGCGATGAAACCTTAACAGCTCCTTCCTGTTTTTTTATGCCTTCTTCTCTTGTATTTAACTTTTCATCACATTCATTTAAATACTGCTCCCGATCTTTGTTATCCTCAGCATTTTCTTGATTTTGTTCGCTTATAGCGTCAACTGTTTCTTTGTACTTATCGACTTCTTCGGCCCGATCGTTAGAGCTTTTTAAAATACCTTCTGCATTTTCTAAAATTTTATCTATAGGTTTAAGTAAATCCATTTTTTCATTCCTTAAAGCTTCAACCTCTTGAGATACCTTCGCTTTTTCTTTTTTCTTTTCTTGTTTGTAAATAACCAAATCAGCATCAATTTTATTGATTTCTTCTTTAGCATCATCCCTAGCTTTGTTTATTTCCCTAGCTAGTCTGTTTTCTTCGCTGGCAAGTTTTTGTGTACGAACGTGAGCTTGCTCTTCATTCACTGATGATTGACTTTTTATTTCATCTGGGTTTAATAATTCCATAAAGTATATAAATATAACAAAAAGACTACTGCCGCAATTAAATGCTACTACAAGTAGTCTTTTCGCAATTTCTTATTAGATTCATTACTTCAGGTTAAGCTTATTAGGCCTCACCATCCTTACTTTTAACTTCTTCAGTTTTTGCTGGGTCCTCGTAACCGGCATCATCATCTGATGATTCGCCATCTTCTACCTTACCAATGACCTGTGGTTTTCCACCCGGTCCAGTTTGTGGGGTAGCGTTAGCGTCGAATTGATCGATTGGCTGTCTAGGAATAGGTTTGACGTTCATTGATGGTTCGTCATTACTATATTCATCACCTTCTCTTATTTCCAAATTATCTTCTACTGCTATTTCCTCTACTATAAACGCCTTGTGAAAGATGTCCATAAATACAGGAACTTGATCTGGTTTTTTGGGAGAAGTGTACTCTTCCTTTTTACTATCAGTCAATACTTGGTTAGTTAGATGTTTAGCAAAATGCCTAGCAATTAAATGCGGATAAGCTTGTTTTGCTCCAGACTTGAATGTGTAAGGCTTGCCATCCCAGTAACCTGTAAATGGCGCTTCGGTGAAGTTGTGAAAGACATATCTTAGGGACACTCTCTCACCGTTTTCGTTTGTGACTTCGTTGTTCATAGTTTTTAATATACATATATTGGCGAGGTGATTCCAATAATTTTTATAAGCACCGTCTTTTTATTGATCCCACCTCCGCCCAGAATAGGGCGGAAATGAGAGCAAAACTTGTCTACATAATAGCTAAATCGATCAGAGCGTATTCTCCGGTGATTCCTGTTGCCATGTGGTAACCAAGGATATTAGTTGCAGCGATTGCAGGCGCACAAGAGCCAGAAGTTCCGCCTTGTAGCGAACCAACTGCTTCACTAGCAACACCACTTCCAGTAAATAATACTGAAGCTGGGCCTCTGGTTTGAATCCAACCGTAATAATCAGCGGTTAGAACTCTATGTGGGACACCTACTACAGCGCCAGTTGGAGTACCGGGTTCAATCACAATTCCACTGTACTTATGAGGAGTCACAATAAAATTGGATGCTGTAGTTATAGCTACCTGCAAAGGATCATCTAAGGTAATTACGGCACCAACGGCTGCGGTAACAGCAGTATTGCCTTTAATTTTATATAGATAACCTTGTCCGGGAGTCACAACAATTGACATGTATCCACCAGCTAACTGATTAGCAGTTAGAGTGATAGAATCAGCTACAGTAATTTCAGTACCACCGATTGCTACACCAGCAGAAGGGGTCAAGCCTCCTGATGGTTGAAGGTTGGTAGCATCCAAAGCAGAGCTTTGATATACCTTACCAGCCACTGTTGCTGTACCGCCACACTTTGCGTAACGGAATCCACGCCCATCAGCGGTTTCAACGTATGATCCAAGATCATGTTGAGACACGCTATTTTCTTCCCAGATTCCTTGAGCGACAATCTGAGGAAAACCTGTTAGGTTTGTTTCATTTGATGTCATGATGGTTTATGGTTAATTTTTTTATTATATTTTTCGACCTTAAGTCTTATCTAGTTCTTACTAAGCACCTGATGCTACAACTACTGTTCCTTCTCCGCCCCAACAATTAGCAACACCCACTTCGTCATTGGCTGCTGGAATTTCAATCTTAGCAGTAGAGTTAGCCAATACAGCATTTGGTCCATCATTGAAGTTAGAGTTAGAAATTAGACCAGTACATCCATCCACCACTGTGATGAACTTAGTAGCTAGGTCAAAGTTACAGTGATCAACGTTCACGTCTTTTGAATTTTCCAAAGACAAATGTAATGCAACTGCTGCACCATTATTTGATTTGAAGTTACAATACTCAATAGTGTGTCCGTTGTTCGGTAGCGTATTACAATCAAGATTGATCGCAAGAGAATCAGTACCTAAAGCGTTAGTACAGCGACTTATTAATGAAGAATAACCTCCATATACGCTAATACCGCCGTAAGTAGCTGATGCGTTCTTAAAGTAACAATCCTGAATTACTGCTCCAACTGATCCAGCTAAAGTAGCATATCCGGCAACACCCTGTAGGCGTACACCGTAAGTACCACTATTTCTAGTACAGTTGAATTGTAAGCCCTTTAATTGAACATACGGAGCATTCACCGTCATTAGTGCTACTGCTGTAGCGTTCTTAATCTTAGGACCGCCGAATGGTTGAAGTAGCCCTGTGCCACTCATACCAATAATTTTTAATCCGTACTTAGCATAGATGACAGTTAAATCTTCTTCGTAAGTACCGGGTTCTGAAGCGTCTGCGTCAGGAGCGACTGCTCTTACATAAAGCTCGTCTCTTGCTGCTGAAGCATCGATTCCAGCTTGAATAGTAGCAAATGCCAAATTCGGAGTAGTTCCGTTATTGTTATCGCTTCCGTTATCTTTATCTACATACCTAACGCTTGCGAAATCATCGCAACCGCCAAGTACTTCACTAGAAAGAACTTTCAAGCCACCGCTTTTCATCTCTGGGATGTATTCGTTTAATAGTCTCATAATGGTTGTTTTTTATAGGATTCATCCTTTTACAGATAAACCATTATGAATTAAACACCTGTAATAGCTGTTAATTTACCATGTCGTTTCGGATTCTTTGTAACGAACTGTCCACCGAAGTAAACGTGTCCAACTACAGCGCCAGCATTTGCTGGAATAATCCAATCGCTCCATGAGAAACCTAATCCCATTGGTGCTGGGTAGTCATTCCCTTCGACTTGAGACTTGTAAGCTACCGGTTTGGCAAATTTATAAGGTAATGCGTACCAATCAAGGTCCTCTTCTCTAACAGCGATCAATGCACCAGAAGTACATTTTTCATCCATTAGAATTGGTTTACCGTTATAAGATAGAGCGGTGAAACCAGTGCCAGCAGATAGTCCTTTCATTAAAGAAGCATCCTTAGTAATTCGCTCTTGAGGGCGAAGTAACTGACCGTAGTAATTAAAGATAGCCTCAGTGGTATAAAATGCACTAGGCTTTTGAGCGCCTGTTGCAGTATTAATCCAAAGAGTGTCAACTTTAGCAAGAGTAAGAGTACCGCCAGAAGCAGTAACTGTACCTTGTAGAGTTGAATAGGTTGCTCGGCTTAAACCACCGATGTTTGCAACGGATGTACCGTCGTCGACTAGAGCGCCTAGTCCTAGTGGGTCTTTGTTTACGTTTCCTGTTCCATCTCCATAGAAAATAGTACCGAGGTCGTCGGCCATATCCTCTGTGTCAGATTGAATGGTAAGCTTCATCAGATCCAAAATTTTTGCATCTGTGTCTGCTACTGAAAGCTCATCACCGGGTAATGCGCAAGTAATTTGATAGAATGATGGAGTAAACTCCATGTACTGGCGGTTGTCTGTAGCTGCGACAGAAAATGTGTCAAAGCCACGAAACGATTTACCAGTTGTGTTCTTTGAGATTTTTACGGGTACTCTCAAAGTACGACCACTCCAAGATTTTGCTGCACGCACAACACGTTGGAAAAGAACATTTGACCCAAGGATAGTATCAACCACATAAGGCAAGTATTCTTGCGCAATAGTGGTTTGCACCCTTTGTCCATATAGTTCAGTCATTATCGTAGAGGTTAGTTTTTTAAAAAATTAATTAATTAAAACCTCCACCTTTAAATCAACTTACCATGGTCGATTTTGTTCAAAATCTTTTGATGTTTTATAGGCTTTGGTTTTTCCTTCGCCTTTCGATTCAGAGGTAGTAGCTGCTGCAACTTTCTTACGATCGTTAACATCATCGGCTGACTTCTTACCAGTGCCTTTAGAGATCATCCTCCAACCGGCTTTGTAATTCCATCTACCTTGTGAGTCTACTAAATCGTTGTCAATCACAGTTTTTAATAGCTTGTTAGGATCAATTTTAGCTCCATCGGGATTGAGTTTTGTATCACTCTCAATAGATGCTATTTCGGTCCTCATGTAAGTGGTAGCATCCTCGACCGCCTTGCTTTCGGCTGTTTTAGCTTCAGTCATACGATTAATCGTACGTTCTTCGGCCTCCTTAATCTTAGCATCTTGGTCTTTTTGGTAAGCTGACCACTGTTTTTCGGTTCCTCCAAACCAATCTGGTATTTCGCTCTGATCTGCATTGTCCTCTCTGGCTTTTGCAAAATCTTCACGAATTGACTTGATGTCATCCTGATGGCGAGATTCTTGAGTGTTAAAACGAGTTTCCCACTCTTCCTCTCTTTGCTTCCATCTTGGATGTTCATGGAACGGTTTATTATCATCTGCGGTAGTTGACGCATCATCTGCATCATCTGTTCCGTCATCTGAATGAGAATTTTCCCCCTCATCCGGCTGGGTGTCATCCGTTTTGTTTTCTTCGGCTGGCGAGTCCGCAGAGGTTGCATCCCCTGTTCCCTCTCCGAAAGGATTAGCACCTTCCTGAGGAACATCTGCCATAGCGTTATCTGTCATAAAATTACGATCTACTATTTGTCAACGCCGTAGAACGAGAGCGCACTTATTAATTAATTTAATTGTAGCATATTATGTTCTAGTATATCAAACCTTTTTCGGCATTACAGGTCTTTTATCCTTCTCTTTCTTTTCAGTATGTTCAGGTAGTTTGGAAATACTTATAGTTTTTTTTGCAAACTCTTTAGCTAAACTTGGCTTAATAGCCATCATAAACTTAGCTTGAGCTTTTGATAAAAATGTCATAAATTAGCTGTTAGGTTGTTGATTTTCATTAAGCGCAGCTTTTCCAGCTTCTTCAGCAACATTTCTAGCTACTTCTTCTTTTACCTTACTATCGTTATAAGCAGCGATTGCCTCTGGGTGAAGCTCTAGACCAGCCTGTTTAGCTAACTGGGCCTGTCCCTCTGGTGGTAAATCTTTAAAGCTAATTGATTTTGACGGTTCATTTCCACCGCTTTGAGCTTCTTGTCTTGATTTGATTACTTGCTGAACACGCTCATCACCGGTAAATAATACTTCTGGTGCGTTAGCTTCAAGCCAAACGTTAGCGGCTGTTTCTTCCGGGTTAGGATAATCAAGCGCCTTATATAAATCTATTAAAGCCATTCTATTACCACCAGCCAATTCAATAGCTTGATTAGCTAGGGTTGTGCTGTCTTTAGGTAATAATGATCCTTCCTTAACGCTGACTCTTACTTTAGGCTTGCCCGGTTTTAAATATCTTTCATCATAAACGTAATACATCTGAACGAACCAATTATAAACTCCGTCAGCCATCTGTTCTAAGTATTCGCTAAAACCACCGCCAATTCTGTCGGTGTCTAATACTCTATTCTGTAGTTTACCTCGAACTGTCTTTTCACTTGATAGCCCGGCCGAAGATGATCCACTAACGCCAAAAACGTCTCTCATTCGCACTCTAGTGTCTATTAGCTGGTTATATATCTCCGCAGGTAGTGACGGTGCGCTCATACGGCCCACAGCGTCTTGTACTGAACCAGTAGGAACGGTTACTACCCCACCTCTTCGTAATGCTTCGGTAACTTGACTCGCTTGCTGTTGAGTAAGGCCTGATCGCTCTAATGAGACAACCATTCCGTTATTCATACTATCAGCGTTCTTGTCTATCTGGTTGACTCGTTTATTTACTAAATCTTGACTAGATAAATTCTGACCGATCAATGAAGTTTCATCTACTGGCTGCTTACCTAGATTAAATACTGATAATAATACAAAAGGGATTCCCGGTACTGCTATGTGGTTAACTCCCTCTTGTTTATCCATCAAAGGCGTACCATCCTCATTTAGTTGTTGTTCGCCTTGATCAGTATATTGAGCTTCTACTTCTTTATCGTAATTCCAATGCGGATTCTTTCTTTTTAAAAGTACCTGTTTACTTGCTAGTGTCCAGCATAAATACTCGGCGGTCCACCATTCAATAAACTGGATGTCTGTGCCTAATGCCTTTTTGTTATCATTATCTAAAACCATTTTTTTAATCAGTTCAACAGCTCCGGATTCTCCACCAGTTACTTCAATAGCGTTAATAATCTCATCAGCGGAAAGCTTACGATATTCACCTATGAATTTACCATGATAGCCATCCTCATCAACAGTAGAGTCTGGATCAAGTATAAGCTTCTTAGGTCTGATAACTTTAGCTGTAGGTATGTCTTTATCTAAATTCCAACCTATCTTCATAGCGCCTAATAGATAAATAGCCCAGTGTCTGGCCGCTTTTTTCATCTTAAGGCGTAAAACTATCTCATCAGCTACTTCAGCTAATTCTTTCTGTAGGTTAGTAGCGAATAATAAATTTTCAGGAGTTTGTTTTTCAGCCCTAGATAACATTACCATCGGATCAGGATTTCGTCTGGTTACCTGTGGAAGATAAGTTTCTAGAGATTCAAAAATAACATTGTCCATCAATTGGCGTGTTCCTTTTGCGCCAGTGGAAAATGTCCTATTAGCTCTAGGTTGATTAAATTGTTCTCCTTTCCAATAGTTCTCGTTCTCTTCGCATTGTTCTATCCATGTACTATAAACTTCCGATTCTTTCCAGTTTTTCTCCCATTTTTCTGTAAGTTTAAGTAATTCATCATTATCCATGCTTAACTTAAGCTCTGGGAATTTATCAGAAACTACACCTTCTTCTGTTTCCTCGTCGGCTCCACGCCCACCAGTCTTATTGGTTTTATTACCTAGAGAATAAAATGCATCGAGTATACCCATAGATTTATTATAACACTTTTTTAATAAAGTAAATAGTATTTTGTTAATACTAACGGTTGCGCCAATCTCCGTCATCTTCGTAAGCCCACCATTCATCTTCTACCGGGCCTTTATTTCCAAACATTTGATCAGGGTTCATATCAACTGTCAGATCAGGATTAAGAACATAACTATTTGGTTCAGCTTCATCGTTTAATCCAACTATACCACCAACTCCACCAAACCTAGTTATACCAACACGCCAGTAAACTGTAGCATGTACCCAGTCATCACGATCGTTTCTAAGCCACCTATACTCAGGTACTCCAAGGGTATTTTCCTCTGTCACCCTATAAATATGGCTCCAATGCATCCAGTATTCATGCCATTGCTCCCTAGTTCCCCTAAATAGCTTCATTCGCTTATCCCTGTATTCATCGACAACTAGCTGGATCATTCGGTTGCGATCAACTATGACATTTCCGTTTTCATCCTTTTCACCCCATCGAATAAGGCTCATTGTCTTACGATCCCTAGCGTAATGGCAGAGAAAGACCCGACCGGGGTATGCCTTCCTTAATTTTCTGGCCCCAATAATATCACCACCCTGATCTATAATCATTATACTATTTGGGAACTCTTTTAGGAAATACTCAAGCGTCTGGTTCAGAGCCAGCTTGTTTACTTCGTCTGGCATGTAGTCAGTCACTTCGCCATAGCCTAGCAATCCTTGCTTATTGCCATAAACGTACCGCAATTTTATACCCGTATCAACGCCAATAATCATCCTACCTTTATGCAAATTCTGTTCTGTAGTAACCGATCCTTTAATCATTTCTTCAGTAACGGTGCTATCACCACCGGCGTAAGCTAATCCGAGGACCTTATTATAGAAATAGTCCATTGTCTGCTTGCCGTCTAATATCTCGAGATATTTATCAATAATATCAGCAGCGCTCACCCAAGGGGCCATCAATAAGCTAATATGGTAGCCACTCCACTTTGCTCCCTCAGTTCCTTTTTTGGCACGCCATTCACCAATGCGTCTGTCTGAATTGCTTAACTCGCCACGACATATTTTACAAATGAACTTCCTTTTCTCCATGTCAATACTCATTTTCTTTTCATCTTCTATATTCCAAGTCAGTATTTGTTTTTTGCTACAATGCGGACAAGTAATAAACCACTCTTTTTGATCGCTCAACTTCCATTCAATATCAACACCTCTATTCGGTATGCTCGGATGACTAAAAACGTGAGTCTGTTTAAACTTAGAATGTTGCAAACGAGCCTGATAATCAGCTACAACGTCTTGCTTTGATGAGTCCTTTTCATCATGAACCAACCTATCGGCGGTAACCATGATCGCAGCTTTCTTGCTCCAAGTACCTCGAAAGTAGATCATACTTAGGCCAACTTGCTTTTGTTCTATTCTATCCTTGTCAGTACAAAGGTTTTCTATATGGGGATTATTAGCTATCAACCTGTTAACCTTACCGCCAACAAAAATAGAGACGTCTGCGTCAGTAGGCAAGGTATAAATAATATCCATGCACTGAGTTTCAGCGTCTCTTATATTTTTCAAAATCTCTAGGGTACTAAGGCCAATTTGAGCGGCTTTAGTAACAACTAAGTTATCACTCTGGTCATTGTAAATGTCCATTAAAAATTGGTGACTAAGCCATTCAATAGGCTCACCTTTTTCGTTCTTTATTTGATGGTAGTCTACCCAAGCCACTGCGTCTTGATAAGCTAACGTTTTCAGCTCTAAACTTCCATCAGTCTTTGGTATTGCCGGTTTGTTCATGTAATTTTTGATCGCCTAATACTTCCTTTATAATCTCACCGTCAGACCAGATTGTCCTTATCTGACCACAGATAGGGCAACCAACTCTAGCTCCAAACTCATCTCTAAAAGAACCTCTACCCCTGTTAACTTGCTCTATCAAAACGAACTGACATTGTATAGTCATAAATTTATCTTAATGTTTTAGAAAACTTACGAAGTAGGTGCATCGCTACTGTATAGCTAGTCATATTGCCGTAGAGCGGACTGGACAGGCTCATAGCGTATATGTGCATATACCTGTGCCTTTGGTTGCGGTCTTTCACTCTTTCGCATACAACGTCGTATTGTACAGCATAAGCCCTAGCCTCTTGATCGAGCCTAAATTCTGGGTCTCTCAAAAACTTACCCCACCACAGCGCAGCTCCCTTTTTGTTATGATGCTGCTGCTCCATGTGTAGCTTTTCATGTTCAATCATTTCTTCAGGGATGTCTATACCGGTTGGATTGTAAATAGTATCGCCGAAAGTAAAGCAAGCATTAGGGTCTTTGATCCCGAACGTATTGCAAACTGATTTGTAAATCGGTGGCTTTTTTATTAAAATCTTAACTCCCTCTAGATAGCTTAGGTCTGGTTCGTTTTTAGACATAAAATTACAGAATTTAATTAATAAACTATTTGTCGTTCTCATTTAAAACCATCAATCTTCTACTGTGATACAAACCCGCTATAAATCCACTTTTATAGTCCTTACTTAAATTACTATCATCATCAAGAAGTTTTTTATGATTCTCAATTTCTTGCTGAAAAATATAAGCTATCTCTTCCTGTTTTTGATTAAGACTCATCTTTGGCTTAATTATTACTCTATCTCCACTTGGTCTTTCTAATCCACTACCCATAGATTTGTTATTAGTAATTAATTACCTCTACTCTTAACGGGATCAGGTACGGGCCTAATTGTATCCAATCCGTTAAAAGCGGAACCATGCTTATGATTACGTTCTCAGCTTTACGCTAAGAGTAGAAATAACTAATCTAATTTTTTACTCTCTTCCTCTATTCTCTTTTTTCTAGCTGCATTGAATATAGCAAGCCCGGCTTTTTCATCCTCACTAATATCTTC